ATAATTTATCCATAGCTAATTCAGTTAATTGTTCACTGCTTAACCCGCCTTCATTAGAAGTCATTACATTTACTACCCCTGTAGAAATACTAGAGTTAACGCTTATCATTTTTAGCCTCTTCTATATACGTTACATTTGGTATGTCATGTCTACCAATTAAAACAGGATCTATATCTGTTGGTTCAGGAGGTGACATAGGTTTATCTTTGGATATATGTATTTTACCATCAACAATTGACTGTATTAAAGGATTATCTAATCTATGATAGCCATATAACTTTTCATTATCAGGAACATTACAGTCTAGTAAAGGAGAAGTAGAAGCTACCTCAATAAGTATACCTTTTTGTATAGCCACAGCGCACCAAAACTCTACACAAGCTCTTCCTGCTTCTGCAAAATGTAAATTTTGTTTATAAGAAAAGTCTATGCCGAAAAGATTAATCTTTTTTACTTTCGTATAAATAGCAAAAGCAATCGCATAGGCAACTGTATTGTTAAAATAAGCAACCTTAACTGAGTTTATAACGTCTTCTAAGGGATATTCTATAATCTCAGGCACTCTGACATCTTTACAACAAGAATAAATAGGGCCTTTATTTTTTACTTCTAATAAAAATTCCCTGGCTATGTTTGTTTGTTTTCCTGCTTTTGTATCATCTAAAAACCTACTAGCAGGATCCATCATAAAACTTCTATTAACATGAAAAATTGCACCTATGCAATTAATACCCCAAACTTCATCATATTTTACAGAGTTTATTCTAGTTAAAACAAACTCGGAAAAAGACCCACCTAATGCTACAATGGCTATTTCTTTATTTTTTAAATCTTTCACGTTTTCTGCATTATCCTTACACCTGTTCTGTAAGCATCTGTATTTTCTGTGGACTCACCATAATTTTTTAAACGAGATAAAGCTTCTATAAACCTATCATTATAAAGTTTTAAAAAGTCTGGTTCACCTTTCATAAAAATATAAGACTCATACAAACTACCAAACAACAATGCATCAGGGGCGTTGGTTCCTAACCAAGATGTGCCATCTCCTGTAGCTGTTATTGATGTAGGCCTGTAATAATAATGCAACTCTACCGAGTAATTACTATTAGGTGTTGGGCTTACAATAAAATTATCAACATCAAAATAAGCATAATATCTAGGCACGCCTGTAGTAGCTGGATTAGGATTAAACTCCTGCACAAAATTTACATCTTTAAATAATAAAAATTCATTACTGCTAGAATTTACTACAGATAAAGCGATAGAACCCAGATAGTCAGTGGGAACAGCTAAAAATTTATTCCCATTTGTTAACGTGCCTGTAACATTTTTACGAAAATATTCTAATTCAACAAGCTTTAATATTCTTTCTTCTGCGTTTTTAATAAAATTAGGTATATTGGTAACAAAAGTAGTTTCAGTATTTTCAGAATAATCTTTAATGGCTTGCGTCAATGTTGTGTTTGTATAGCTCATGATGTGCTCACTGTTACTGTTCCTAGGCTTGTTTCTAAGGCAGTAGTCTTAGTTATCAAACCACCTATAATTCCATCTCCAGTATTGGTGTAAACTACAAAAGCAGAAGTTTCTATATCTTGGTCTGGGCGTGGATCTTTAAGAGCTTGTGCATCTGCCCCTTTTGGTCTTGGTTCCAACTGGGGGTGTTTAGACTCATACTCATCAGGACCCACCTTTAAACCATTCCATTCAGTTCTCATTTCAGATAGTTTATACCTGAAACCTGACCTGTCAGAATAGCCATAGGCGTATTTACCAGCTGCGTACCTTGCCATTAATTAATCCGTAAGTAATCCATACTTGGTTGTAGTTTGAGAGATACTCTGTCTTCATCCTCGTCAGCAGCTCTTTGAAACTCTTCTTCATATATGCTTTTCAAAAGTTGCAATCTTTCTGGTGCCCTTTTTACAGATAAGTAATAAGCTAGACCAGATATTATACAAGGTAAAAACCTAAATGGAGCATCCGTAGTGTTTACTAAAGCATTAGCATCTTGAATACGTTGGACATAATAATATACCAACGTATCGGAAGAACTATCAGGGGTAGACCATAAGTTTATTTCAGGAATAGTCTGTCTATTGTAATAATACTGACTAGGTCTTCCTTGCGTTGATTTATTCGGAATACTAAGATACTCCCCCCTAGATATCCTAGACAAATCAAAGTCTGTGCCGTTCCTTCGCAGCACAACCTCTAACAAATCTGTATAGGTAGCATCAAATGTATATGTTGCCGTACCAGCTGTTAAGGCTTGCGTTGCCTGCTTAACTGTCCACAGGTTAACACCCCTGTTTGCCCACTCTGCAAACATGATATTCAAAGACCTACGAGCAGTTTTGGCATCGTATCCAGTTCGGACTTCTAAACCACACCGCTCATAAGCCTCCTCAATGATATCTGCAATATCAAGATCGAAATCTCTTGAATTAGAAGTAGCCATTACTTCTTCTTCTTAGCTTTTACAGCACCACCGCGCATCATCTTCATGGCTTTCTTAGAGCCAACCATACCACCGCCCATCATCTTCTTTTTTGGCATGGTCATACCACCGCGCATCATCTTCTTAGCTTTTTTTGCTTTCTTCATTGCCATTTTTCAATCTCCTATAAATGGATTTTCTACGCTTATACAAAGATTCGGCTTCATAGTAATCTTCGCACACATCATAATACCCCTTCATTCTAAGTGAATCTGAGGCTTCTTGCAACTTACTTAACCTTTGAAAGAAGATCATTGCATATACCGGACCTTCATCTTCTTCCATATCAAGGCTGTCATCTAATAGCTCGTTGCTTTCATCTTCTGGGTGAAAACCCATGAGATACATATCTTTTGTATTATATTTACCTTTGCTTATATCTTGGTTTAAGTCATCTAATAGAATATCTAAATCATCTAAATCATCAGGAAAAAAGTCTATTAAAATAATTACATCCTTACTATCATCCCAATTATTTATACAAGAATGTATAACATTATAATTGGCTTCATAGTTAAAGATAAAACCTACTTTATTATTAAGCCAAGCAGCTTTAGCATAAGGACAAGCGGGTAAATTATTGTAATGTGGGTTAGCTATTTCAAGAGCGTTTTTAGACCAGTCTTTTAAATCAGACATAATTCTTTGTTCTACATCTGGAAACATCAAAATGACCCTCTATTAGAAATTAGCCAAATTAACCCTATAAAAAATAAGGCTCCTACTGTAGTGAGCAATATAACTGCTAAAATTTCCATAAAATGTTTACGAGCTTCACGTTGCTTATAAATAGTTTCTTTTCGTTGTTTTCTAATATCACGTTCCATTTGTATAAGCTCTTGCCATGCTTGAGGCCCAAGCATAGAGCTAATTAACCTACGAAGTTCATCGCGCTGGTTCTCAAGCTGTTTTTTCTGAGTAAACAACTCCATTGCTTCTTGTTCAACAGATTTTGCATTGAAGATTTTTTTAAAAATTGGAGGATTCTTAGCCTCGTGATGAGCGCGATCAATATCAGATACAGCAGACATCCATTGCGAGAGACTCTTGCCCATCGACTGAAGCTCGCGGCCGATGCTCACACCTTTTTTTAGTGCGTTAAAAGCAGACCCAGCGAGGGCCATTGCACTGACAGGATCGACCATGTGAAACTCCTAGGCTTGTTCAACAGCCCCTTTTGTTAACTTTCTTCTATTCTCCATGACTGCGCCACAGCCTCTTGCAACAGCAGTGCCAGAAATTGGTTTACCATTAAACGGTCTTTTTGGAACCGTAACACCGCCTCCAAATTTTAAATTCTTTACTTTTGCCTTCTTTGTATTAGAAACAACAGTTTTTCCCTTACTGCCCTCACGTTTCTTTTTACGAGCAGTTTTAGCTCTTTCCTCTTTGCTAAGACTATTAGCCTTTGATCTTGGCAGGCAACGATCAGGCCTCTTTTTATTCTTTGAAGTTCCACATTTACCCTTGATAGATCCATCAGTGCCAATCCTCACCCAGTCTTGCTCAAGCCATTTTTTAAGTTCCCCCATTACTTGCCCTTTCGCTTACCACCTTTTGACTTCTTAGCGTAGTTTGGATCTTTGCAGTATTTTGAGGCAGCCAAGTTTGCGTACGCTGACGGGTAAGTGTCAAAGGTACGTTTAGCCCACGCCTTACCCTCTGGACATATCTTTGATCCTTTACTCTTTGCACTGGCCTTGCCTCCTTTTTTAAAATAAACTAATTTATCTGTGTTCATCTTTCGCCCCTTGGTGATTTGTTTTGGAATTTGCGCTCTAGCAATAGCCATTACAGAAACTTCTCTAGTCCAGCAATTGTCACAATTAATATTGCAATACCCCACAATCGCATATCTAAATTTTTTAAATGAGATTTCTGATCGTCAAGACGTTCTTCAATACGTTTATAACGTAAAGCGCATTCTGCCTCGTGACTTTCAACTTTTGCTAACACTTCTTCTGGAGTCATTTAACACTTCCATCTTCTTCTAGCTTGTCTTAAACGGCTATTAGGATCTTTAGCGGCTTTTGGAAACTTCTTCATTTGCCCAGCGGAACGAGCGCAAAAAGACTTGCGTCTTTTAGCGTCCTTACTGCCTTTTTTTACTTTGCCAGTAACTGCTGTTTTTAACTTACTTCCAGGATTATCCCGTCTGTATTTAGCAACACCAGCTTTAGTCATCCCCGCTCCAGATTTAGTGGAGCGAAAATACTTTTTTGTTTTTGGCGGTTGTTTGTCTCGTTTCCGAGCCATGACGCTACCCAAAGAACCCCGTAATAGAATCTATCGCAGTAAGTGTAACATGACACTCATTTGGAAAGATAATACCGTGGTCAGGAATTGTTACCTGAGTATCATCGTCAGCTTTAAAATTCATTGTAAGTAGAGTTGCACCACTACTGCCATTTTTAAAAACAGCAGCTGGACTGCCACTCGCATTAGTTTCTACAACGAATGATTTTAACCGTGTCCTACCACCATTTAATGTGCCTGTGCTAGTAACAGTCTTCGCAATAATCGAACTAGCCATTATAGCCTCCTATCTTAGCTATCACCAAAAGGAGTTGCTACTGTACCAGAACCAATTAAACTTCCTTGTACAAGATATTCTGCAAGAGCTAATGCAGTAACTTCTATATAAGAACCAACTTTACCGCCTTGCGTACCATCGTTGAATGTAATAACGTCATTACTTGCACCCGGAACAAAGGCCTTCGTGGTACTGCCAGTAACAGCTACAGAACCAACAAATTTATCTGTTCCATCTGTTTTAATTTTTCCTGAAGTTGAAGCTGTGCCTATAAACAAAGTATATTTTGCACCTATTGTACCTGTTGTGATGGTAGGCAATGTAATCACACCATCCGCATCATTTATTTCAGAAATGCGACCAGCGTGAGCAGCAAATGTAAGGGTTGTATCTTCTGCGGCAATGGCAACAACAGAACCAGAGCCCGAGTTTGTCATCCCGTTGTTAGATACAATCGGGCCTGAGAAAGTAGTACGAGCCATGTTAATCTCCTTGTCGTGGCTAGTGTCAGCATAATGCTGTCAAGGGTTAATTGTGTGAAGAGAGGCATCTCTTCACACTATTTGTAGCATACCTTAAAAAATAAAAAACGGCAAGGTTAGTTAATACCTAGACCTTGCCGTTACACCTACGGGAGAAGTGTTTTTTTATGCGCCCGGAGAACCGAACACGCATCTTGGATCTGAAAATCCGAAGCTATAACGCTCACGAGCCTTAAACCTCATATTTCCAGTGTCAAAGTCTGCTTCCATCTGAGTTGACAGAGGAACACGCTCGAAGTGTAAGAAACCTCTGGGTGTGTCTGTCATGATGAAGAATGCATCCGGGTCTGTTAAGAAGTCATTAACGGTATAACCGTTTGGTAACATTCCCATAGACCTTAGTGCATTAACATCATTGTCAGCAGTTCCTACGCGAAGGTTTGATACCATCAAACGCTCTGAAATAAACTGTAACTGACGTGGTACAATTAACTTCATACCTCTTAAAGCTACAGTTAAACCACGCTCGTCAACAAATCCAGCAATACTGATTAAGGCATCTTCAAGAGATGTCTCATTCAAGTCGGCTGCAACTGAAGGCTCATTAGCAAACGTTCCACCTGTTGTTAAAGGGTGGTTTGTTGCACATAAAGCAACGCCATCACCACCAGCACTTGCCCCAGCTGTAAACGCATTGTTTAAAACTGCTGTTGCTTTTACTTGTTTGGTGTGGGCCATTGAGCGAGCTAATGCTCTGGTATAGCGTGAAGATAATCTGTCATACAAATTGTCTTCTATAGCTTCTTCGGTAATTGAGAAAGCCAATGCTATTGTTTCGTGATTATAACGAGCAGTGAATGACTCGTTAGCATCATCAAATGTTATTCCTGAACCCTCTTGTTTTGTGGGTGCAGCACCAAATCCTGATAACATTACCTCTTCTTCAAATGCTCTATCTGAAGATTCAGTAGTATATATCTCAGCATGTTGGTCTC